GGTGGTTCTTCATTTTGTGGAAAACCACTAAACTGTAGCGGGTTCATTCATATCTCCTGTAGGTTGATTGCCATTGGGGCTTGCTTCCAACATAGCTTGCTCCGCAACTACACCTGCAACACGATCTTTATGCATACGGCAGTGTGCAACAAACGATGCTTTTGCTTCATCAGGAAGTAATTCAAACTCCTGAGACTTCATATAATTTTCATGCGCTTGAATATGAGCTTCGTCATTATCCCATTCGTTAATAGGAATGAGAACCTTACCCAATTGCCAATTCTCACGTTGTGCTTGACGAAGATCCAATTGAGATTCATCATACATACGATTAGTTTCACTCATCTGTAGATATTTAAGACCTTGTTCAACAGGAATAAATTCATCTTTCATCATCTCAGTAATGAAAGCCTGTCTGGCAGCCCTTGAACGAGGCGCCATAGAACCAGCTTCTACTCTAAAATCTGTATTGCCTTTAAGATCAGCCGCCTTAAACATCATGCTTTCAAAAACAGAGTTTCTGGAAACAACCTTAATAAGTCTCTCTTCTTCCCAGTATTGATCTACCAGAGACAAAGTTTGTTGTCCAATACATTGAACTGCTTCCTCAATTGAAGCAACTGCATAATACAAACGAGTATCATTCTCTTCTTGCAAATATGCAATTGCAGATGCAGCTTCAACTCCCGGTGGAGTTCTACCCTTTGTAATTTCATATTGTCCAGAAATATCATCTAGATCTTTCAGGGTACGCTCATCAAGACCTAGAACATATTGAGGAATATCTGGATTATTCAATGGTACAGGGGGGCCAAAACCAGGAGCTACTGAAATCATCAATCCCGGTTCGCTTGTAACCTTATTAGGATCAATAGCTCCTTGAGTGTAAGTATATTGAGGCTTAGAAGTTCTATTCTTAGCTTCAATCATCTGAGAACGAGAACGATTGTATTCACGCTGCAAAGGAATCATGTCTTGAATAATAGATTCCCCATAGAACCTACCTGTAGGAATAGCATCTACCTTTGCATAAGGGTATTCTCCATGTTCGTATGGATAATCATTTTTAAGTGGCTTTTGAGTAATAGCCGCTAAAACATCATCCATACCACCCATATCCAACTGATCTTCTACTTGAGGTTCTGGGATACCCTCATACATATAGACCATAGTATCGTTGGACATAATAAACATTGCTCCATCTTTGAATTCTTTACATGGTTTAACCCAAAATTCTTTGACGTAGCATTGTTTCATTCCTTGTTCTTTAGGAGTTTTAATCCCCAAGGATGAGAAAAACTTCTGATCTAAATGAGATCCTGTAATATGTTCATCAGGATCTACCTCAACTCCATACTGTGTGAATAAAACTTCAGGATCTACTGTAGCTGCTTCACAAACAAATGGTTGAAGTTGAATATCTTCTTCTTGAAGATAAGGAACAAAAATATGAAAAGGAGACTTAGCCTTCCAACAAATCTTACCCATAAATCCCATAGAATCAGGAGTATTCTCCTCATAGTACGTCTTAACAAATCCCGTTCCACATACTGATGACCAAAAAACTGTCTGACGTCTTGTACGGTTAAAATAGTTAGAATGAATTAAATAATCAGAAACGTTCTCTGCCGCCCTTGCAGCAGCTACATCTCCTTCTTCAGTTGAATCAGGAACTACCCAAAATTGAGGTTCTTCCTTTGAGAGCTTAGTAATTTCACTTCTGATCGCTGGCTTGATTCTATTGATGGTAAGTCTTACTCGCCAGTTAGGGGCAGGTGGATCAATCATTTGCAAACTAGTTGTATTACCAGTTGACTTTGGACTCCAAGCGATCCAATGTCGACCAAAATAAAAGGCCATGTTAGTGTACCACTGTTTTTCAAATACAGCCCTAGCTTGCTGACAGGATTTAAATTTAGAATCCCATTTAGCAATCAATTTTCCTTCAGGACTGTTCGGTAGTGTCTTGATCGCCACTTAGAACCCCTAGTTCTTTAAAGATTTCCAGATCAATAGGATCAAACTCATATTCGGGTCCTGTATCCAAATTAACTTCTTGATCATCCTCTGCAACTGTTGCAGTTAATTCAGGGCGTTCTCCCGAAGAAAATTGTGGATTCGAGAGTTGCAGCAACAGGCGGCTCTGATTGAGACTCGTCTCCTGACACGACTGCAACAAGTTCATCAGATTCGTTTGACTCTCCATTAGATAGCCCATCGTTTGACGGATCGTTTGGAGTTCCGTCATTACTATCTGAATCTGTTCCTCGTTCATGTTCAGCCTCCCAGCGGGCAATTGCACGGGTAATATCGTTTACCAAATTATTAGCACATTCACAACAAAAATAAATGATACCTTCCCACAACGGCTTAAAGTGTTCATCGGGAACATCTAAACCAGTATCAATAAAATAATCTTTCTGTTGTGATCCACATTGAATACAAACAAAGGGATGAATAGTAGGTTTATTAATACATTGCACCGGGCGTGTAGCAGCCATTACCACTCACTTCCTAAACATTCATCGAGTGCACCGGAATACACTTGGTTTCTAATCAAAAACGTAGGATCAAAATCACTTGCAACTTCAGAAACGCCCAAAATATTACCTACAGGCATATCAAATTCTTCTGGAAGTTGCGGACGACTAACAATGCCATACCTTAGAGCATCTAGCAAATGGTCGTCTTTCTTGAGCGGAGTTTCCTTTGCGTTATTTCTGGCAGCGATTTTACTCGACGCAAACTTTGCCCAACGATATCTTTGAAGCTCCCACAATAACCATTCACAACGAGGAGAGATAAAAGTAAGCTCTCGTCTAAAACGATGAGCTACTCTCATAATTCCACCATCTACGTTGTTAAGACCTAGACCAATATAGATCCCATGTTCAGCATACTCTGTATGAATAGATGTTCCTGTAATTGGATCCTTATTGGCAATTGATGGATCACCGACACAATATTGGGGTTGAGTCCTGAGAAATTTTCTACGCTCCAAGATAGCGGCTGCGTTTTCCATGACGAGTTTTCCACGCTGGTAATATTCGTCATAGATAATGATCCTACCTTCTTCGTCATAAGCACCAAATAACCATGCTGTAGGATTAGTGAGGCCATGATCCATCATCTCAAAATGGCCCCACTTACGAAGAATAGTATTCCAACGATCTGTCTCTAGGATATCTTCTGTAAGAACGTTTTCAGCATGGAAGGAATCTTTGTAGACCAATCCTGTATGACTGATATAGGAACCAGTCTTTCTAGTTTCAATTTCATTATCACTCATACCTTGAAGTAACGTATCCATAACATCCATATCAATATAAATGTTATCGGCAGTATCTACTTCAAACACATCAATGGATAAGTTCTTCTTATTCTTCCATGGAGTATAGAGGCGATCGAAAGTCCAACTCATATCCTGTAGAGGAGTAACAGTAATGTAGTAACATCCTCCTGTATCAACAAGGCGAAGCAAACACTCATTAAAGATATTCTCAGGCGGTTCCTCGTCAAACCAAACAGCATGACGAGAAGTTCCTGCAAATTTCTGCTCATCCTGATCACAGGACATAAACTCCAAGAATGAACCATTTGCTATAGTTAGAGTTCTAAGACTCTTTGAGTAGGAATCTTCCCACGAACCGTTAATCAATTCAGATGGAGGAAGCCATTTAGCAATTTCAGGCTTAAGGATTTTTTCAACACCCTGATCGAAATCAACTCCAACTGCTCTGAGTTTAACTGGAGGTTGTGGAACATCTTGATAAGGATGTTTTCCAGTCAGTCGCATTACAGTTTCAGTAGCACCACCTACAGTCTTACCAGATCTGTTACCCCCGATGTAAAGTCGTCCGATCTTATTAGACTTATGAAAGTCTCTCTGAGAGTCCATTGGCTTGTAGGCATGGATCGTCGGAGCTTGGACTGTTTGCCTTAGATTGGTTACTAACGAACTAGTTAATTCGCTAATAGTTTGTATTTGTTGTTTTGGCATTTAGTGGGGGTAAGTGCATCGAAGCACTCTTCATAATGTGTTGGGCCACTATGAAGCCAAACCTGGACCCCCGGATCCTTACATATTTTTGGACAACCAGACAAATGCTACAATGATGATCAAAATAATTGCAACAACATAAAGAATCTGAACAGCGCTTTGTCCACGGTCTTCAAGAATTTCAGGAACAGGTTCTTTACGCTTCTGGTTTCGAGTCCACCAAACTACACCAGCAATAATAGCTACCGAGATTGTGTTGGTAAGGGCTTCATTATTTACAATGAATTCAACCCCTGCATTCGTACTAACCCAACGTAGAATAGCCACAATCACAGCTGTAATTGGAACAGCAATAGACTTAGCATTCTCTTTAATAAGTCGAGTAATTAGTTCCACAAATTTCTCCTGTTATTTCGGATTAAGATCAATAGTTTGAGAATTAAGATCAACTGTTCCTGTCATACCCCATTGATTACCAGATGAAGAACTAGTTCTAGCCTTCCAATCAGCTGCCGCTGTAATACCGAGAAGTGCTTCAGTTGGGGCGTTCAAATCACCTACAGGCTGCAAATGCGGCAACATATCAAGGAACACTGCGATATCAACAGAACGTTCCAATGCACCAGCAGTTGGCCAATCAATATGTTCCGCTTGTGCACCAAAAGTTCGAACCCTATGTTCAGGTGACACAAGAAACCAACCATCCCCACCAGCTGATTTAACAGTATATAGGATAGACTTCATACCCATGTCTTCCTCCTCTGGCGGAATTTCCTCTGCTTGATATCCCGCTATACGATCAAGAGTGTCCCAGTTTAAAATGTGATTCATATCGAATCCACCACCAGAAACTGAGATAATAGATGGATGAAAATAACTACTGGTAAACTGCCATATATCAGCCCCGTACTTTGTGGTTTCTTGCCAACCACCACGAGGATTAGTTAAATCGCTATTGTAATTAGCGAACCACAACGGAGCGTTACCTTGTGTTAAATTTAACCAGTTATAGAATTCACCTAAAGTATCTGAATCTTCTGGTGAATCTGGAATCCAATCAGATGAATAAGTGATGGTGCATTCTCTTTGATAATGCTGATGTAAGCGATCGCAAAATTCACGCTCTCCTGCAGCACCTATCAAATGAATTCCTGGTGTAGTTTCCCAATCACTTTGTATAAATTCACCGATTAAGAGTCCACCATGAGGATCTAGCCGACGAATAACGTTAGCCACTTGATCTGAAACTCTAGAGTCAGATCGCAACCAATGGTATGCTCCACGATATTTGAAGCCCTGTTCACGCATCCATGGCCATCTAGTAGGAAAACCTTTATCCCCACTATTAGCACCCTCACTTATTTTATGACTAAATAAGGGCCATTCTGGCATTGGTTCGCCAGTGATCTGTTGATAGGTGCCATGAATATCAGGACCATGTGCAATAGGCCAAGGCACAATTTATCTCCTAAATGTTTAAGGGGAGAGAGCCCGTCACTCTCTCCCCTTAAATCTTAAACTCGTGGAGCTACCAAAGGAGCTGGTTCTACTGTGATAGTTCCGCTAGCCCTATGGATTCCATCTTCCTCTCGGATTTCTCCAAGATGAACGTCATTAACTTCTTCCCATTCTTTCCGCTGCTTATCCGTCATGTTCTGAAGAATAGGTGGAACAACAGGATCATCTGAATCAATTCTATGGTAGAATCGCAAAGATCGAACAACGGCATAAACTGCTTCGTAAGCAGCTACCACCATTGGTTCTACCATTTCATAGACAACGAGCTTAGGGTCAATTTTCTTATCTTCATCATACTCGTCACCTGGGTTACCTACAGTCCAACCTTGTACCTTCCTATATGTCACCAGGTCGTTCCAAATAACTGCGGGAAGAGTTCCGTTCAACATTAGAAGAACATCTGCCCTTGAAAAATCATCGCCATCCAAAGACTCACTCACCTTGTTAGCGACTTCTACAATATCATCTACGTTCATTTGGTTAATTCTCCAATCTTCCTTTGATCAATTTCATCTGCAATCTTCGCAAGGATATCTGTGGATACAAACTTAGCTAGCACCTCCATAAGTGTAACCATCATTAGGTTCATGTTTGCGATCTGTGCATCTTGGGGCCGGTACTTATGAGTTACTTCATAGAAGAACTTAATTGCCGACAGGTCCCCAGACTCAATAAGTCTTGAGAGTCCAAGTTTAGCGTTGAGTTCCGTGTTGGAATCCCAAACCTTTTCCATTCGATCTTGAAGGAAATCTCTGTTGGCTTGTTTGTTAAGCCAAGCGTTCCAGTGTCTAGTAGTCTTATCAATATCCTTTAACTTCGAAGCGACACCTCGTTTGTCGTTAAAATCACAAATGAGGTTACAAGCGATCACAAACTCTGGATCTGGACCCCGATAATAGATTTTGAAGTCAAAAGGTGGGAGTCCAGAATTATCCAACTTCTCTGAAAGTTGATGGATAGCTTCTTCAACGTTCATGAGTGGGAAAAGGTTTTGATAATAGGAGAGATCTCTGTATCCACCGTTCCAGAAGTCAATCGTGAGTTCCATTAGAAGTTTCTTGACTTGAAGTTCCAAGGAATCCAGTGAGTGATTGACTTGAATAGGGGTGGAGACTGCATCTATGATAGAGGAGTCCGCTCTTTTGATCAGATCATCAATAATCAGAGGATTCATAAGTTGGATGATAGATTATAGGGTTGGTTTGGTCAAGACTCTGCTCTTGGGATCATTCAATCCTTCGTGTAATAGCTACAATACAAGTAGTGTCATCGCATAAAAGGGGGATCAATACCCACGTCCACAATTTAACCTATCATCGCATGTTAACCACACCTAATTAAACTAAGAAGGTGAACCTAACAGAATCTATTGGAACAGACGAACACAATCTATTAGGTGAGGTGCACATAGAATATAAGGCATGATGT